AACATTTGCAAATAACTCAGTGTTTCCTGCAATAACAACAACCCGAGTTCCTATTACAAAATTATGTGGTGCTAAACAGGTAATTCTGTAAGATTTATTACTATCATCAATTAGTTCAGTTGCATCAACACTAAAAGAGGGAGATATATTATAAATCCAACTGTAAGCAGCAGGACTACTAGTTGTAATACCAAGAGATTTAATTCTTGCTGTATCTCCATCAGCATAGTAATAAGTTTTGGGAGAATTAATTTCAACATCAGATAAAACTGATCCAATTCTCAAGTCAATTCTAGTTGTGGTTCCTACACCAACATATGCATATGAGGTGCAATTGATTCTAATATCAGACTCTCTAGATGTGGTGCTTGTAACACCGTCAACTTTTAAGAACTGATTGATAGTCTTTTCAGTATAAGTTACAATACCAGATCCTACAACCAGTTCACCAGAATCTGGGAATCCGATAGTTGAATCTACATCAATTGTAGTTGCACCAATTGAAATTTCATTAACTGCTTTTGTTTTGGGATGAACAGAAAAGTCTCCAAGAATACTTCCACTTCTATCAGTGTCCTTTGCATAACCAAAGTCAAGAGAAATTTTATAATAGTCTTTTCCACCAAGAAATAACTTTTCAACATCAGCAATAGTTGCAGATGCTCCTTCAATCCCATAATCTGCTCTTGCAATGCCAGTTGTTCCAATAGCAACATTTGTAAAATTATCTTGAAATATTGTTTGATTTTTTAAATCTAAAGGAGTTCTAACTCCACTATCTAAATTAGTTCCTGTGGCGGAAATAAAATCAACTACAAGATCTTTGGTAACTCTATATTGAGCATCAGATGGTTTGAAAAGAAACTCTTCTGGACGAATAACTTCTACAGTTTCTCCATAGAGAGCACCAAAAAGAATTTCAAATGCTCTATCAGTTCCTTTTGACTTATAGAAAGAACTTGACTCAGAAACAAACAGTTTTTCATTGAGATTAGTAAAAAGATCTCTTTGATCAAATCCAGGAATGAACTGTTTCTTAATCTTGAGTAAGAACTCATTTAATAATAACGCACTGAGATTGACAACTGTCGATCCAGAAATATGACTATCTTGTTGTGATTGTGTGAAAGTTAACTTATCCGTTTTATCTAAGTTGTGATATGAAGTAACTCCACTAAATCCTCTGATACACCCAGTAAATGAATTGGGAGTCTTTTCTGTATAGAGAATGATCTCATCATCAATTTGAATCAGTCCATTCTTATCGGGGAACTGATACGTTCCAAGAACATTATTACTAAGATCAAATTCAATACTGATTGTATCGTCACCGATATCTAAAAATGCTGAAGTCTTAGTTGTATCAGTATTATTAGTTAAACTCTCCAGCTTAAGATATTGATCAATGTTGTTGAGTAAATCAACAGATGCTCCAGGATATTCTTGAGAAACATAATACTGTTTTAAAAACTCTCCAACCAGAGGAAAGTCATCCCTAACGTAAGATGGTAGTTGACTACTAACTACATCTTGAATTTGAACTCTTTGAAGATCTGTAGATATCATTTTACGTCAGTTAGTAGGAATATCCGCTGGAGGGGTTTGAAGAGGGCGTAGACGGGGTGCTAGAGGTGCTAGATACTGGCAGTTGTGTGATATGGCAATTATTATTTTTGACACGAACAAGGTGCAGTATATGTTGTCCTAGTGGTGGTGGTTGATGTTGATGTTATAGTATTATTTACTGCAGTCGCCGAAACCGTTCCTGGTGGGCCTACAATTTCATTTGCCAAAAGAACTGGTCCGCGAACTAAAGAACCATTTGCAAAACTAGGACTTACAATGTAGTTACTTCCCGAGATATCATTACCTGAAGAAATGTTATCTGGTTTTGATGTTACAGTTGTATATCTCATATCAAGTTGGATATACAAATCTTGAAGTCCAATTACATCATTTGAATACGGAACTGCACTAACCTGAATAAGAGGGAATCCCTCATTCATTGTTGTACTAGTAATCATCAATGGACTTAATTTTACTTCGCCTTTAATGTAATCAACCATTCCACAATTTGATTTTACAACTCTTGCTTGCGTTGGAGAATCAAGTTGAATTAAGTTGACAACTCCAGTTTGAAGATCACTGTTTGGGAAATCTGCAAGATAAACTGTACCAACAATACCACTTACACTAAATCCTGAAGATTTAATATTGTAACCGATCTGTCCACCATGAGTTCCGTGTCCATGGTTTTTAATGTAAAATCTATTACCAAAACAGAGCTCGTATTCAGCAAAACTATTTAACACAGGCCTCAAATCCCTTCTCATCTCAACTGATGTGATGTTTGAGGTAATTGAATCTGCGCTGTCGTCGATAATTTTTAAGAACTTACTGTACTTAAATCTTGCACCAAACTTATTGACTTCTTCAGAATCAGCAAATCTTTCAATATTCCTTGTTACGACATCAGTAACAGATGATGCGGACTTTGCAATGTTACTGTTATAATATACATTAACAGTTGGTTCAACATAAAGATATTTCAAATCAATAATTTTTGGTATGATACCAGCAACAGAATATTTCTTAACGTCAGAAATTAAGTTCTGTTTGATACTAGATGATAAGAATGCACCATTGATTGGTTTAATCGTAATAAAAACTTTTCCAAACTGTGGAGGATCTAACTCCTCTCCACCAAAAGCAGCAACAGATTCTGCTTCAGGATAGATTGTTGGAATGATTGCTTCATAATCAGATGCAGTTACTGCTCTATTTTGAGAAGCATAGATTCTGGTTGAATATTTTTTAATCGATGAGACACTCTCAACTTCTTGTCCACCAAATGCAATTGTATTCACAGTAACTGGTGAGATACCACCAGTGATTGCAGTTGAAAATCGGAGATCCGCTGCACTTCTAGATGTGGTTAATTTACCAATAAAGCTAAATGTGCTGTTTCCATTGGCAAGTGGGCCATTTGTAACCAGATAAGATACTTCGATTGTAGATGGCGATTCTAATTTAATGCCATATACACCATCACCGAAGATTAGTTCATATCGCTCGTCTTCGATCTCCTGCACCCAATACACGGGTGATGAAGGGGTAACATTGAACAAACTATCAGACTGAGTGTATTTCCTGCTAATTTGCGATCCAGAGGATGGTTTAACACTTACTCTAATAGTTGCAGTGTCAATATTTGCATTAGGTAAGATAAATCTCTGATTGGGATCAAATGAATCTACAGTAAAGGTAGTATTAATATATGTTCCTTGTACAATGGCAATATTATCGAAGTTTGCTACTTTATCATTAACTATAACTGTAATATCATCTAAGACATTAAAAGTATAACTATTTCCGCCAAAAATCTCTGATGTTGCCATCGGGCCTTTGTTCAAAGTGATAACTTCTGGTTGCGATGAAAGTCCAGAGGTATTAACAAAAAATGAAACATTTGCTTTCGATGCTCTTCTACTTCTTGGAACATATCCAATATTTCTTGCAAGTGATACAACATTCTCTCTTAATGTTGCACTATCAATGAATACCTCATTCGACAACATGTTAGCGTTGTATGAGGTTATATACGTATTATACGCTAAAACGTCAATAATTGTTGATAGGTTAGATCCTTCAAAATCATAATCCGTAAAATTAGAATTAGATCTTAAATAATCTTTGATAGATGTTTTGATCTGATCAAAATCGAGATCAGAAAAGTTGACTAATGGCATTATCGTGTCGGTTGTAACGCGAACGTCAGTTGTTGTTGTGTATGAGCTTCAATTCCAACGATATTATATTGAATAGTAACGTTCAATTCTCCATTATTAAAGTCGGGAAGAGCAGTAACTTCCTGTAAATCGACTCTAGGTTCAAAGGTATTAATCACATATTCAATTTCATCCCTTACTTCTGAAGCAATAATCTCGTCTAATGGTTCAAAAAGTAATGAATTTACTCTAGATCCCAGTTCAGGGTTAAAAAATCTTTCTCCTGGATTGGTAAGAACTAAATTTTTTACTGATCTAGCAATCGCATATTCATTTTTAAGCGCCAAAAGATCATAAGTTAGTGGACTAACCTGAAAACTAGGCAAAATGTCTTTGAATTGCTTACTTTGGCGCTGTACAGGCATTACATATAGTACTCTATATGGTTATTTATCACCAAAATCTGAAGAAATTTCTTCAATTTCACGTTCTTTTACAGTTTTCCAGAAATATTCGTCTTCTTTATCCATTCCAAGACGTTCAAATCCATTTTTAAGTTCAATTAAGTTATGAGACTTATGTTCTGTGGGTAAATATGTCTCAAAATAAAAAGTGCGTCCAGGTATCGACTTATCCGATATCCAAACGCCTTTTATGAATTCTCCATGTCCACTTTGATGATCTGTCAAATCACACTTCCATTGATGGAGGATTACAAATAAGAGCATCCATTGTGAATTAATGTATCTGCTTCTATGTATTTAGAAAATCCTAGAGATTTCCGCTCAAAGCATACAAAGGTATGTATATGTTTAGCGATTTTGAGGCATTGATGTAGTATAAAGAATAGTTGCAGATGGCATATCTGCTTCAAACAATCGTTTTGCTTCTGCCTGACATGCTGCTTCTACTTTCTTATTAAATCTTTTATTACCAAAACTCTTTAGTTTATAGGTAACTTGATAAGGATATTGTTTCATTTACCTTGTCCTTGATATGCTTTCTTACGTCCATTACGAGAGGTTGGACTGAGTTTAGTATATTGTGATTTACCTTGACGAGTTTTCTTCGGTGTACTCTGAATATAACATCCGCCCTTCATTATTACCATGGTTAATCTCCTTTAATTCAATAAGTTCTGGATTTAAATCTTCTCCCGAGAAAAAGCGTTCGGAATAAGTTTGTAAGATCTCAGCACATTCTTCATGACTGAGATCTGTATGGATCAATCGTCCTTCATAAAGTACGTTAAAACGTCCCATCAGATAACACGAGTTTTTTCATGTCCAACTCGAATCCGAGGATCACACCAAATTTGATAACCTTCCTCAATAGCATCAAGACAGAATGAGACATCCTCACCACACATGTCCTGAACTTCACCAGATTCAAAGACTTGCATCTTAGGAGCAAACCAAGGATATGGGAGTTTCTCAAATACACCTTTCTTGATTAGTATCCAACCAAACCCACTGTAATCAACAGTGAAAGGTTTACGACGTTTCGTGATAGAATCGACATTTTCGTGATTCATCACTCCGCCATTCTTACGAAAATCATCTTCTTCTAACCAGTGTGCGACAGAAGTTGTGTGTCCATCTTCTGTGCAATACCACCCAGCAGCAATCTCCTTTTCTGTGCCGTCTGCAGAGATTGCCATATCACACAACTGCCAGAACTTGTTCGTGTCAAAAACAATGTCACTATCAATCCACAGTTGGTAATCATATTCTAACTTGCCATCCCAAGGTACTT